TAACTCCAGCTAAATAATCTTTCTCGTTTTCAGTAAAAAATTCTAATGTAATCCCTTCGCCTACCTCCCAATTAAAATTAGGATGTTTGCACATCGAAATAATATCTTGGCAGATTAGTAATTGGTCAGATAAAACCTCAGTTTCGTTAGTCTCATCTTGAAGTTGCCTATCAAGAAAGAATAAACTAAATGACATACTTAATTCTTTGCCGTTTATTTGGCTTCCAGTCAACGAATAGAACATCGATGGGTAAACATTATCAGGCTGAGAAAGAAACTCCCATACATCGCCAAAATAGACCGTGTTAATTTGGTCGTGGCTTTGGGCAATATCCCTTATCAGCTTGATTGTTTGATTTAGTGTCAGTTGTTTTATTGCCATTTGTTTGTAAATAAACGATTAGTTTATTAATGTTTTTGGTTGAGAATGCTTTTGGCATATTTTATTAATTGCAATGTCCTTTACTCTTTAAAACGTGTTGAGGATAACTCATTCCAAACAAGCTATTCTCATCTCCTAAAAATATGCTCGATTGATAGCCATCTCTTTCGGGATACATCGTATCGATGCCAGTGCCTGGATTAATATACTCAGGGAACAAATTGCTTGTGCTTACCTCTTGCAAATACTTAATCATTCTTTGCTTATAAAACTCCGCTCTTGAACGATAACGGTTAGCCACATCAATTAAATCTTGCATATTAGGTTGGTCGCTATTATCTGAAGTCTTGCGAACTAATCCTTTATTGTAAAATTGAAAGGATAAGCCTACGGGTAACTCAGACAATACGTAATAAACAAGCGCATCGGTTACGTAGTCATTTAATAAAGCCGTTTCAACGTTGCTTAAAGTAGCATTTTCAATACCCGTTTGAAGTTTAACATATAAAGCCGTTCCCAAAGCTGGCAAGATATACATATCCTGAGCCGTTTTTATTTCGGGCATTATTAATTTGTCATCAATATTAGAATGAACTGCCGTTCTTTCCTTGATTGCGTTTGCTCCTATAAATAATGTATTCTTCATATTATCCTTTCTTAATTACCGTTTGAGCAAACCAACGATGTCTGCAACTTGGAGAATGCTGGCCGTTTGGTCTTGTCCACCAACCGCCTCTTCTATCAAATACCGAATAGCCTAATCTCCCTGAAATAGTTTCAATTTCTGCCCTTGAATACAACCTATCTAGTTGCATTAATCTTGCGCAGAATGCCCGACTTGGATGGTCTGCTGAATCTCTTTGACCACTTGGTATATCTGACCTCCATTCGTATGAATATCGAACCATAAAGCTAGTAGTTGTTGGCTTAGGTGCATTCAATTCCGATAATGGCTTTGAAAGTTTCCTTTCAACGATACCTCTTGAAACTGAAATACTTAATATTCCTCTTTTATCCAATCCATCTAAGACACGATTTACGATGTCAATATCCACTCCAATAGTTCCAGCAATAACCTCAGCAGTTACTCGCTTATCCTTTTGGATTAAGTCCAATACGTTAGCCTCTAATCCTGATAATGCTTGCTCTGCAAATTCTAAATGCAAAGCCTCCTCTAATTCATTTGGAACTTGGCTAAATACTTCTCTTGATTTAAAGATTGAATAGTCTGATTTTGAAACACCAAATTCTTCGAATATACTTACAACATCATCTTCGCTAAACTTAAAGCCACTTGGCGCATTTGGGATATTCTCTCCATTTTGTTCAGCCATTAAACCAATCAAAGAACGAATCTCGTTTGCAGTCATTGACTCAAGCACTTTATTGGCAACCAAAGGACTCAATGAATTTATTGCATCAATAACATCTTGAGAAGTTGAAGTTGTCTTAGGCTCTAATGCAGGCACTCCTAACTTTTCACGAATCTCATCTTTAGTTAAATTTGCAGCAATGATTGTTTCGCTAAACTCTATGCCAATCGGCTCGACTGGTACGATTTGGAGTTCTGAATTAGCACCGTGTAATTTGGCAAGTAAACTGAATACTTGCTCAAGAAATATTTGCTTATCATTTACGTAAGTATTTTTAAAAATCTCATAAGAATCTCTCATTTGTTGGCGAGTTCCTAATTGACCTGGAGTCGAAATACCAAACAAATCAGGAGCAGTAATCTGATGCCCAGCAAAGATATTCTGCTGAATCATTTTATCTACATTACCAAAATCTTCTTTAGTAATATCGCTTGCTCCTAAATCCTCAATGACTGGCTTTCTTGAAGCATCGTTTACAAATGAAAGTATAAACTTCTTGCCATCGCTCCCCGTAAACCTATCGGTAAACTTGCGTTCAATTTGGCGCTTCTCATCATCCGATGGCTCGCCATTAGGTAACGTAATTAATTTACTTGCACTAAATCCCGTTTGAGCATTACCTAAAACGTGCTTAGATATTTCAATATCTGATTCAACGTAATTTAAAGCACCGAAATAACCTGGCAAAGCGTAAGCATTAAGGTTAGGTCGATACTCCTTTAAATACATTATCTGAGTGCCTTGTCGTAACTGAGAATTAAATCCGTTAAAAACCTCTCTTTTGTATTTTCTATCTTCCCAATTCTCTGAATACCAAAACTGAGTATTATCAGCATTAGTACGAATCTTAGTATAATCAACGTGATAAACCTCAGCAAGATTTTCACCCGTTACACTCCATATAATTTGCAAGTAAGCGCCTCCAAATAATTCAATGTCAATAGATGCCTTTCTTAATACTTCGGTCAACGACTCCACTCGGTTGGCTTGTGCGATGAATTGTTCACCAATAGGGTCGACACCCTCTTTGATTTTGAAGCCATTCCCAGTTATGTAGTTGACCTTACCTTTAATTATCGCATTATGCTTGGCAGACTTATTAAATAAATCGACCAAATAGTTAGGATAATCATTCTTTTTTCCGAACTCAATGTAACCTTCTCCCTCGCCTTTCTTCTCCCGATATTCGGGTTGTCTTGCCTCCGCAAAAGTTAAAACCATTAATTGATTGCTCATATATCTCTTACTTTGTAAGTGTTTGTTTGGTTGCTATAAGTAGTAAAACTAAATTGACTTGTATCATTTAATGTCGCTTGTCCACTTTCAACCATTGAAGTCGCTTGCGATGGTATTAAATTAGAACTTGAAACTTGCTCATAAATCTGATATGACCATTCGCCAGGTAATTTAGTTGCAAAATAAGAACTTACCGTAATATTAAAAGCATTAAATCTTTCTTGGTATGTAGATAAATCGGCACTATTTAAAATTACAAAAGCAACCGTTTCGTTTGTATTCCTTGACTTAAAATAAAATAGATAATTAGGCGAAGTAAGAGTTGCCTTCTCGCTTAATGTTAATATTATTTTATTGACTTGACCTTTGATTAAATGTATCATCAAATATAAATAGCATTAACAAAATTGTTTATATAAAAAAAGGGGAAGCATCTGCTCCCCCCTTACCCGTCAACCAAACGACTATCTTAAGCGCCTGGAGTAGTCAATGCAGAAAATACACCATCCGCAAGTGTTGGAGCTAATTCTTTCTCTTGTGCGGAGAAAGTCAAAGTATAACCTGAACGGTCTCCTTGAGCCGTACCCGTTGCACCATTACCACCAGTTAGGTTTATTCCATTTACACGACCTAACAACCATGTTTTATCGTTGTTGTCTTTTACAACACATAGCAACGTATTTTGAGCCAACAAAAGAATTTCATTTCTTGTAGGCACTTGTAATTTGTTCAATACTATCGATAGTTCTTGAGCATAGAAAACCGTTCCATTTTGCACATTAGCATTAATGTTTTCAGTCATTGAAGCAGTACCTGGAACTAATTCGTATTTATAGAATCTTGTACCAGCAAGTTTAGTTAATGCAGAAACCGAACCTGAAGCAGCGGTAATTGCACTAAAATTTGCTTTTGAAATGAAATACACTTCTGTAATCCCACCTAATGAATCACGACAATCTAAAGAATATCCTTGAGTTAAAGCACACGGCATAATTATTTTTCTTTAAAGTGTTAAAATTAGGGGAGTCGCATCCAAGCGATACTCCCCGAACTTATTTGTAAGATTATTAAGCTAAGATGAAATCAACCATCTCATCAGGGAATGCAAACTGCACACCGAATTTAAACGCTGCCATGAACTTAATGTTCATTGCATAAGGGTCGTGTAATAATTCGAATTGCTCCTCCTCGTTTAACAAGTCAGTACCGATAAACAAGTTAGAAACACGACCAGCGTATATCTTAGAAGTTCCGTTCAATCCTTGAACTGCGATAACCTTGATTGTTGTTCCTGGCAAAGTTAATTCGCCAGTTGCTTGACCATCAAAAGTATAATTAAATAAATTTGAATTTTTTAATGCGATAGTGTAAGTACGGAATACATCGTTTCCTACAAAAATAGCAACGTCATCCTTATCAACGATTTGCGCTGGGATAGCCTTGTAAACTGCGTCTATAACTGCAACAACTACACCACTTGTAATACCAGCAGATGCAGCCAAAGGAGTTCCGTAATATCCTGATGCGTTAGCGTGAATTACTGAAGCAGAAGCAGCAGCAACTAACTTAGCAAAACCATCAAACTTGGTCAAGTTACCATTTGCTGAAGCAGTATCTCCAGTCCAAATTGCAGTTTCTAATTGAGAAGCAATTTTAGCAGATTTTCTAGAAGTATAATCAGCAGCAAAAGCGATTGAATCATACATTGAACCAGCAGATAATGCTTTTTGTAAGTACTTAGACTCTAATCCTTTTGGACATAAAGCCTCTTGTACTTTAATTTTTCCAACCGTTACACTTCTTTGAGTGAAAGTAGTTGTACCTGATGCGTTAAATCCGCAATCGCTATCATCTTGAAAGAAAGCATCAGTATCCATGATACCAATTTTCTCAGAAGATTTTACTCCAACTAAAACGTTGCCTTGAGATTTAATCAAAGTAGCAGTTTTAGAGCCAAGAACTGAAGACGTTACTAATAATGCTTCGTTTTCTTTGGCGTAATCCGTTAATGTACTTACAACAAATGCCATAATTTTTCTTTTTTAAAATTTTTAATTTAAAGTTTTTACTCTTTCCAAGAATCGCTCTATTTTGTCAGCCTTTGGCTCAACGATTCTAAAGTTATTTTTTGGGTTTTGAATTGGGTCAGCAACTGGAGTCTTTGAAAATCCTTCCAATACGCTTAACATTTCACTAAATCCTTGATTAAACTTGCTTTCTAATTCTCCTAACTTGCTTTTTAATGCCTCATTCTCGGCTTGCAAGTAAGTGATAGTAGCATTCATTTCATCAAATTGAGAATCAGCTTCCATAGGAGCTTCTTCTGAAGTTGGTGCTTCGGCTTGAGGAGTTTCAATTCCTTCAACCTTTCCGCCAACAACGGTCATCATAGTACCATCAGCTAATTCATACTCGCCATCGGGAGCAGAAACTGAGTTACCTGAATCATCAACAAGCATAGCATCTGCGCCAATCTCTAATGCTGATAAATCAATCTTACTTCCATCTTTAAGGTCGTAAGTTTCAAATACCAATTGAGTCGCTGGCTCAGGTGCAATTTCTTCAGTTTGCTCAACGGCATTATCCGCTAACATAACTTTAATTTTTTCAATTGCTTCTGAAACGTTCATAAATTGTTTTTACTATTGTTTGATTATAAATACTGATTAATTAATACTTTATCATTTAGACTTGTTCTAAAATCAAACATATCTCAGACCATAGCGATTCCTCTACGCTCATTGATTGTTTTTCTTTCTTGTAATTAAAAATTCCTTCAACACTAAATCCTTTAAATTCTCCTGATTTAATCTTAT